GCACGTGCTTGTTTACTAATATCGCCTCTAGTAAATCTTAAAAAATTATCTCGAGCAGTTTGTTCTTTTTGAAGATCCGCAAATATATTTGCAGCTTTAAGTTGTTGTTGTGTGTCTTGAAACTTACCTGATGCCATATCTCCAAGTATAGTATCTTCCATATTTAATCCAACAGGTGGTTTGCTTCTATAATCTGTAAGAAGGTTATCTAAATTTAAACTTTCATCTTTTAATTTTTGTTCGGCTCTAACAGCTGTATCTGTTTGAGATAAATCGTCATCAGGACCAAGAAACGTATCTTTTGGTTGTTCTCTCAAAGCTTTGACCCGATCTTTTAAATTACCAACTTTTAAGTCCTGTTTAAAAACAGTATTTAATTGATTACTTTGATTTAATACATTGGAAAATTTACTTAACTGTTCGTCACTGTAACCAAGACCACTAAATCTTTTAAACAATTCTTTTTGTGGATCTATTTTTGTTTTTTCTCCAAGTGCATAATTAAATAAACTATCACCTATAGTTTCTTTAAAAGTTTGACCAGATGTTAACATATCATAACCAACAAACCCTGCTTCTGTTGCAGCAGTAAACGCTATTGCAGCTGGACCAAAAAAACTACTTAATGTAAAAGCACTTCCAAGTGATCTACCCGCTTTTAAAATTTGCGTAGCTAATTTTGCGTCATTGGAATCTAGTTTTGCACCTGATTTAATTATCGTTTCTAATTTATTACGCCCTTTAAGTGCACACTCAGTTGGACCACCATTGCTTCGTAAAATTCTACCACCAGCTGATCTACCACAACCAAGTTTTTCTAAATAAGATAAAAGTTGTTTAGTTTCAAATTTTTTTCCTTTAAAATCTGTTCCTTCTTGTAATGCAGTTGCAACGTTTGATTCTATGTTTTTAAATTGACCTATTGCAGATTTAGAACCAGACCCGTATAATTTATTATCAGGTCCTCTAACAAATATTTTATTGTTTTCTAATAATTGCACATCCGCAGGTAATATATTTCCTGCTCTTATTCTTTTTTCTGCGTTTCTTATTTTTTTATTTATTATTTGTGTTGTTAATGAAATATCGTTAGTTGCACTTCCAACAGCTACACCAGAATTGTGGTGACGCACTACAGCATTTTTTAATACTTCTGCCGAGGTCGCTTCTGTGCCAGATAAAAAATTAATTAATTGATTTAAATTTACTTTACCAGTAAATCCTTTGTCCTTTAATAATCCAGTAATAACTTCATTAGGTTGGTTTAAACTTTTTTTTGATATATCAACTAGTTTTTGATTTAATTTAAAATCTCCATGATTTACAAAATCAGTAGCATTTTTCTTTTTATATTTTTCTAAACCATAATAAAACTTTCCACCACCAGCTACAGTGTTATCCTTAAAACCTATAATTCTATCAATACCATTTATTTTTTCATAAACAGGTTTATATGTTAATTTTTTAATGTTTGGATTTTTACTTTCATTTTTATAAACTCTTTCCATTTGAGCTAACATCCAACCTTTAGCACTTCCAAAGTCAGCAGCTAATGTCCATGGATTTTTATCACCAACAACTTGTGCCATTCTTCTAACAAGGTTTTTATATTTTTCTCCTTGCTTAATTCCATATTTATTATTTACAAAATCCCATTCTTTTACACCTTCTGGCAAATCAAATTTAGCTTTTATTTTATTTTGATCTTTAATAGATAATCTTTTACCTTCTTTTTGATATGGTTGGCCTCTAGTATTTTTTCCTTCACCCATTTCTGTAGAAAAACCTTTTTTAATAAATCTTAAAACTTTTGTATAATCTTTGTTTGTTATGTTTTGATTTTTTATATTAGGATATTTTTTAACTCCATATCTATACTTATCAAAATCAAATTTTGTATCAGGAAAGGCGTTCTTAATTTTTTTCTGTGCTGCTTTTGACAACGAACCTCTTTCATATTGTCCTTGACCTCTATCTCCTTCAGCAAAACCAATTCGTCCACCACCTGCTTTGTTTAATCTTTCATTTGCATCTTGAAACATTTCTCTGTCTAATGCTTGTTGTGGTCTTTGCATTTGACTTGCT